GGTGCTGCCCTGCGTCTCACATACCTATTGGTCCACGCTTCACAGAATCTGTGATTGCCTTGTTCAACTCACTGACAACATCTTCCTTGTTCTTCAAGATGATCCACTCCAAGTCGAAATGCTCTCTCTTCCACTGAGGAAAACGCTTAATCCAACTCTTGATGTCTGCCTCTGCGTCCTTCTTGGACGCAGTGTAAACCAAGTAATACCCGCTTGATCTTACCAGCACTGGTGCAGGTAGTTTCAGTCTAAAGACTTTCATTATTCTGCTTTGGTGTCAGGTTTGGAAATTCCATGCGTAAACGCATCCTCTGCCCCTCTGTGAGTGCCTCCCACTCCTTCCATGCTACTCCTGCACGGTAGTAGGAAGGTGCATCCCCGTTTATGTCTGCCCCATAGGTTGGGATCGCAACGGCATCAAAGGATTGATCCGTGTATGCGGAAAGTGTAACGGACTCTAGCACCCAACGGCGATTCCCTGTGTGGGAAATATCGTAAATCATTCTGTCTCCTTCAGAATCTGATTCAGTTGGTCATATCCCCTGGACAGGTGATATGCAGACCAGTGAGAATTGCTAGGAGCGTCAACAGGCCACTCCTCAACCTCCTTGTCTAGTTCTGCTCCTATGAAATCCAGGAGATACCTCAATTCATGACGGCGTTTCAGCTTCTTGAAGATTTCAGACTTCTTTTTTTCATCGTAAATCATTTCACCTCCTTTCAAGGTCATTACCGATTGTCATCTCTGAAGTCCTCCGGACCCAGAAGTTCCCCATCTCCTGCAATCAATCCCGCGATTGTGGAGAAGTCCCACTCAATCTCTCGCACCTGAGCCTCGAAATCCTGCAAGCTCATCTCCAGCTTGCACTTTCCATCTTCCCGCAACCTCACGGACTTCCCGTCTGTTGTTGCAGAGTATACCGCACCGCCGAATGCAGTGTTTGGCTTATACAATGTCCTGAAATTTCTCATCTTTCCTCCAAGTTAAGGTCATTCTGGGTTTGTCTTCGCCGCTCCTGTTCTTCCAGAAGCGGACCGAATTCTTCGCCAAGCTGCTCTTGAGTCAGCCCATTGTGGCAAATCTCGTAAGTGTAGAACTTCTCCATCTCATCCTCCTGTGATGCCCCCGAAGGGGCGTTGAAAAAGTCATTACCTGCTGCACAGGTCATTACCTAATGTCACAGGTCATTACCCTCTGGGATTTCTCCACCAATTTGACCAAAAAAAGCCCACTCTGGAATTTCCAGAGCAGGCTCATTACTAACGGTAAAATCGTTCGATGTCCGACCCGTGTCCAACATCCCAGGTCGTTCCAATCTCCAAGCTGCCGATGCAACCCGGAACCCTCTCTGGATCGAACGGTTCGCGGATGATCCAGCATTCAATTGTAAATGCCCTGGGCTTCCCGTTATGGTTTCCCGTCAAGCTGATGTTCGTTGCTTCCCTGGTTGCTCTTCGCGCCGGGATTGCCCTGCACGACAGGTTCCGGCTTTGCTGAACGTACTTGTCCCGTGCTTGCCTAGAATCGAACACAAGCACAATCGTATCGTTCGCAAACCCAAAGCTGGACTCGCTCCCGTGGGCGGATTCGCTTGAAAAATACCTTTTCTGTCTCATTCCATTCTCCTGTTGAAAGGGTTAATCCGGTTGGTTAAATTTTGATCACGGTTAGCTTCGTCAACCGTGAGTAGCGAATGTGGGCTTGATTGTAATGTCCCCGCATTTCCATGCGGTTCACCATCTTGCCGTCCCAGCGGCAACTCACGTCCTGCACTATAAAGTCCTTGTCAGCCGCGAAATCTGCCGCGACCGCTTTCTGAGAGCCGTAGTCCCGTCCGTAGGCCGGGATAAGTGTCAATGTTCTCATTTGTACCCCTTGGTTGATGGTTTGAACTCTCGACAGCGGGATGCTGCCAAGCCCTTTGCATGGTGCATCCAGTGCCTACGGATACATCCAGTGTGGATGGGATGTCCATCTGAATGCCAGACAGGTTTGCCACAGCATCTGCACTTCTTTTTTTTATCACTCATGGCCTCTCTCCTAGTGTTTTTGGTATGAAATGGAAAAAGTTTTTGAATCCCAGCACTCCCGGCAGTCCCCGCAACTGTTCCCCTGATCCGGAGCCGGACAAGTGTGGGAACCGTTAGAGCTTGCACCGCTAACCGTCAAGCAATACTTGCGAGCAAAACGTATCGGCGGTGACTTGTCAAATGCCATTGCCGATATGCGGACGTTCAGGTTTTCAGGTATGCCAAACCAATACTCGTCAAGGTAGGCTTTGACTATCCGGGTTTCCCTTGTCGGCAACCAGTGTGAACACTTCGGAGTTTGCCGGGCAACTTCGCATATCTGCGACAAGTGCCACACTCCCTGGAGATCCCCGGAATCGTGCCAGCGGAAATACTCCATCTTGCGTTCCTTTATTAGGTACGCCATGCTTTCAGTCCATCGTGGATCATGCAGGCTTTGAAACCTGCGCTCCAAAGCTTCCCTGACGTTCCGGAACATGTAACGGCCCTTACGCGCGTAACAGTCAAAACAGACTGTCCCAGGGACAGACCATAGCTTGCTCCCCGTGATGCAATGCCCCGCTGGAATCGAATAACCGAAGCATGGCATTTTAGATGGTGTGGATAGACCGCCTACCGTCTCAAGTGCTTCCTTGATGGTCATGATGCCTCCAGCGCGTCCAGCGCGTCAAGCGCATCGTCAAAGGATTCAAAGACTAGTGGGCTTTCCCCTGTTACGGCTGCGTAGTCGGCGAAAAAGTCGCGTTCGGCGGCTTCTTGTTTTTCTGTGGGTACTTCTAAGGAATAGGACATGCATCCCCTTTTCGTGTGATGGTTTCTCGCTTTAAGTACCTGAAATCTACCACAAAAACAGGTACTCAAGGCCAAGGCTTTCCTTAGCTTATCCGTAGATTATTATATTGAATGATGAGAGTCAAGCCTTTTCTTTCATCCCTTGGCTTTTTTCTCAAGTAGAAGACAACCTGGCCAAAACACGCTTAATCTATATTTGACTTCTTGAATATACTGTTTCTTGAATATTGACAAGCGGCTCTCAACCTGTATTTGACTTCCTGCAATATTCTATTTCTGGTATATTTAGATTCTTGTATATTCTAGTTCTTGAATGCTTTCCGACTTAGACTATGTTTGACTTCTTAAATATACTGATAGTTGAATATTCAATAGATGAAAAGTAAATAGATAAGTGCTAAAAGTAAAGAATAACAAGTTTACTTGCAATTATTTGCTTCTGCACCTATTAGTTGGAAATCCGCTTGCTCGACTCCCAGCGACCCGACACCAGGACACGCCCAAACCCCTCCGGAAACAAGGACACCTGTTTGCCAATCCGATGTCCTGCCAGTGCTGGCAACGGCTCACGCCCGATTGATATTGCACCTGATACGGAAACAGGTCAGACTAATAAGTGGACCCTTAGCAAATCGCTCATGATTTCAGGCACTTAAGCGATTCAGGCCCGATCCGCCCTATTTGTGCGGACAAAAGACCCATAGGGGGCAACAAAACGGCCCTCTTGATATATGAGGTCTATTCCCTCTCAAACACGGGGATTAAATTTGAGGAAGAAGAAGAAGTTACCCCACCCCACCCACAGGACAAAGCAGAAGCGGGACGAGGAATTTTCTAGGGACGCAGCAGAAGGAATGTCTTCGCGGGAATTAGCAACAAAGTTTGATTTAGGACAGTCAAGCATCGGAATTAAGCGCAAGCAGTTAGCGAGGCAGATTGAGAAGGAGGTGAGATCAAGGTTAGGAACAGTCTCTCTGAAATCATTAGACAACTTGGTAAGTCTTGCATTTGGCGCAGAATCCGAGCAAGTCCGTTATGTTGCAACCAAGGATTTGCTAGACCGCGCAGGATTCAAGGCAAGTGAGCTTTCAAAGTTAGAGATTGAAGACACAAGATCCCGAACTCCTGTGGAGATTGAGGAGGAGATGCGGGAGCGATTTGGAAGGGATGTCGCAGACATGATCATGGGAAAGGCAAGAGTAATAAACGGAACTACGGCAGGAGTGGCCGCATCTCAGCCAGCAGGGGACACCCTTTCCCCAACTGTTTCCACTCCTGCCTCCAGCGAGTTAAACTAAGAGCAATCACGAACCAAATTTCAGGAAAAATAAAATGGCAGACGCAGCAACAATTTCAATCATCGCAACGATGTTACCAGGCGAGATTGCAAAGACAGTAGTGTCCATGCAATCTCATCGGCAAGTACCGTTACTTGTGTTGTAGCCGCATTGTTAGATGATGTTTCAGTCTAAGTAACATGGATAGTTTCCCTTCAGGATCAGGCACAGGAACTTCTCCAGACTTGGATTTGGAGGAGTTACTAGAATTAAAGGACGAGTATGACGCATCAAGAGGAAGATACCAGATGCTCTCATACAATCCATATCCCTACCAGAGGGAGTTTCACTGTGCGCGGTCAGAGACAGGAGGACGGGCACGTCAGAGGTGTCTGATGGCCGCAAACAAGGTTGGAAAGACATTTTGTGGTGCAATGGAGATGTCTTTTCACCTGACAGGATGGTACCCAGAGTGGTGGGAGGGCCACAGATTTGAAGGTCCAATTTTGGGATGGGCAGCAGGACAGTCTCACTACAACACAAGAGATATTTTACAAGCAGAGTTGTTGGGAGAACCCGGAGACAAGACACAATTTGGAAAAGCAGCAATTCCAGAGGATTTGATTATAGACACAGACAGAAACCCAGGAGTTCCAAACGCAGTTTCAAGTGTTATCATACGCCACAAGTCTGGAATGAACTCCAAACTCTTCTTCAAGAGTTATGATTCAGGTCCAGAGGCATTCATGGGCAAAAGCGTAGATGTCGTCTGGTTTGATGAGTTATGTGGACAAGCAGTTTATTCTCAAGCCCTGAGAGCAACCCTGAACACTGCAGGACTTGTGTATTTGACATACACTCCAGAGAAGGGAATGGATGAGATCACGGCACAATTCATCAACTCCATCAAACCAGGACAAGCACTTTACAGGGCAACATGGGATGACGCATCTCATCTGACAGACAATCTCAAGGAGGAGATTTACTCTGCACTTCCAGAGCATGAGAGGAAGATGCGGAGTCAGGGTCTGCCAGTTTTAGGTTCAGGAGTTGTCTTTCCAATTCCAGAGGAGGATATCAAGTGTGATTCCTTTTCAATCCCAGAACACTGGGCAAGAATGTGTGCAATTGATTTTGGATGGAACCATCCAACTGCAGTTGTTTGGTTTGCACACGACAGGGATGGAGACACAATCTACATTTATGATTGTTACAGGCAAGCACACGCAACCATTTTGGTACACGCACATGCAATCAAGCAAAGAGGAGACTGGATTCCATGTGTGTGGCCACATGACGGGGCACAGCACGACAAGGCAAGTGGAGTTGGATTAAGCCAGCAATACAGACGTGCAGGCGTTGAGATGTCAGGTTCACATTTCACAAACCCAGATGGATCAATCAGCGTGGAACCAGGGTTGCAGGAGATGCTCACAAGGTTCCAGACAGGACTTTTGAAGGTATTCTCTCACTTAGGAGACTGGTTTGAGGAATACAGGATGTACCATAGAAAAGATGGAAAGGTAGTAAGAACAAGAGATGATTTAATGAGTGCATCCAGGTATGGAGTAATGTCAATTGGCAGGTTTGGAAGAACAGGGATTTTTCAGGCACGTCCAGAGAGGGCACAGGGGTTTTCAGATTATGACCCCTTTGAGATGTTGGATGTTGCATGAGTCTTGATCATTTACGCGCAGAACCTTTGGAGACAAAGGAACAACACAAGGAATTGTTAGAACAATTTCAAAGAACAAGAACAGAATCCAGCACTCCAGTGCATCCAACCCACGTTTTAAGAAAGGAAGGAAGAATCATTGGATCATTCTGTCTTGGATCTCCAACAGTTCTATTACAGATGGACAGGGAATACTGCACCAAGAGGGACTCCTTGGGAATGTGGTCAATTTTGGAGAGTTTAATGTTAGAAAACAGAATCACAAAGTATTTGATTTTATGCGAGGAAACGAGTCCCTTCCACTTTCTGTTGGATAAGCGTCTTGACAGAATCAGTGGAGAAGACGGCAATGAAAACTGGCATCTTTTTGAAAGAGTCATGAACACACACAAGAATCATTAACACAAGCAGAAACTTTTCTAGGAGAACAAAATGGGTGCAGTACATAAAGAGATCCGGAAGGCACAGACAAGTGCAATTGAGACTCTTGGTTTGGAGAAACTCTCACAAGTGGCATCAAGTGCATTTGACAAGACAGGAATAGGAGAGGGTATCAAGAAGAAACAGAAGATGTTCATGGAAACTGAACCAGGCTCAGGAATCCACACTCTAATCCAGGGCATCGGAAAGAAGCAGAAGATGTTTGAGGACATTGGTGAGGAAATTGGAGTAGGCATTGAGAAGAAGAAGACAATGATTGAAGAGGATTTAGAAGAGTTAACTTCTCCACTTGGAGTAAGTATAGATCTAGGGTCTGGAGATCAGACAGAAACCCCTTCAACTTCAGAAGAAGATCCAAACGTGGAGCAAACAATTGCAGATGAGGTTGCACTAAGAAAGATCCGAAGGAGGTTGAGGGACCGCTTTGGAAGACGAGAGACAAGAGGAGGACGTGCAGAGATGGTTGGCACAGGATATTCCTTGGGAGGATAATGCCATACGTCAGTGAGAAGCAGAGGAAGTGGATGCATGTCCATGAACCAGAGATTGCAGAGAAGTGGGATGAAGAGGAGAGATCCATGAAGTACCGCAAGCGTTTGAAGAGAAAATCTCGTGATTGATAATGTTTATCCAAATGATCTTGTTGTAGAAATCCTTGAAGAATATGAGGATATGAAGCAAACAAGGTCAAACTGGGAGAGGATGTGGCAAGAAATCGCAGAGTACATGATTCCACAACGTGCAGATTTCACAGTAAAGCAATCTTCAGGAGAACAACGTAGAGAGAAGATATATGAAGGAACCGCAGTCCGCGCCCTTGAGAGAAGTGCCGCAGGACTACACAACACACTCACTTCAAGTGCAGTTCCTTGGTTTCACTTGAAGGTTCAAAGGGCACTACAAGAAGACAGGGATGTGCAATTGTGGATTGAGGAAGCAGAGCGCAGGCTTTATGATGTCTTTGCATCTCCAGATTCCAACTTTCACCCTGCACTTCATGAATTCTACCTCGATTTGGTAGGATTTGGTACAGGAATTTTATATGTTGTAGATGAACCAGGCATGGGTCCAAGATACAGGAGTTATTTCTTAGGACAATGTTTTTTGATGCAGGATAATCTCTCAAGAGTAGATGGAGTTCTGAGGGTTTATGAACACACTGCACGTCAATTAGTTCAAGAATATGGAGAAGAAGGAGTTCCAGAGAGTGTTTTACGTTCATACAACAGTAAGGATGAAAACAAGAAGTTTGAATGTCTTCATTGTGTGAAGAAGAGGAGAAACCACGATGTAAACGCAGTTGGAAACCTAAACATGCCGTGGATGTCAGTTTACATCCTGATGGACCAGAAGCATGTTTTGAGAGAATCAGGATTTGAGGAATTTCCATACATTGTCAGCAGGTGGTCAAGAAACTCTGAAGAATTATATGGACGAGGCCCAGGAACCTCTGCACTTCCAGATGTAAAGATGATAAACCTGATGGAGAAGGTTGGACTAAAGGCACTTCAAAAGGTGGTGGACCCACCACTTTTGGTTCCAGATGATGGATTCTTAAACCCTGTTAGAACACAACCAGGAGGATTGAATTATTACCGTGCAGGACTAGGAAGGGATGACAGGATTATCCCCCTGCAGACAGGAGGTCGTCTTGATTTGAATGAATCAAAGATTGGACAAGTCCGAGAATCCATCAACAAGACTTTCTTTTTGGATCTCCTTGAACTTCCAGGACCAACTGCTGCAGATGGAGATGTCATGAGGTTTAGTGCAACAGAGATCAACGCACGTCAAAGAGACCGACTCTCAGTCCTTGGTCCAATCGTCTCACGGCAGGAGGTGGAGTTTTTGGCACCAATGGTTATGAGAACCCTAGGAGTCATGGAAAGCAATGGAATGCTTTCTCCTGCACCTCCTGCACTAATGAATGCAGATTTCAGAGTAGAGTATGCAAACCCTGTAAGCATCTCAATGAGAACAGGAGAGTTAAACAGTATCGCACAACTAATCCAGTTTCTTCTTCCAATTGCACAGATTGACCCCTCTGTAGTTCAGAGGTTCAACACAGGACGAATTGCAGAATTAGGTGCAGAGATCCTTAGAGTTCCTCCTAGTGTTTTGAGAACAGAAGAGGAGATGCAGGAGTTGATGCTTGCACAGAGGCAGGCACAAGAGGAGCAGATGCTCCTACAGAGTAACCTTCAGGTTGCAGAGGCAGACAATCTTGTGAGTCAATCAAGAAGGAATGACGCACAAGCAGGACTTGCAGTTGCAAAGAGTCAGTTACCTGTATGATCAGAAAGAAGGAGCGGGACCGCAAAGCACTGTATGACAGACTTTTCAAAAGTGATGATGGACAGAGGTTTCTAGAGGATCTCGCAAGAAGAAACCACGTTTTTGATGTAATCACAGTAGAGAACCCCCAGATAAGTGCCTTTCGAGATGGAAGGAGAAGTGTAGTAGTTGATATTATGAACTACCTTGGATTAAACACAAAGGATTTGGAACGTCTTGCACGAGAATCCACAGATGGAAGAGATGAGTACAACCCAGACTGAGGCACCCCCCTCTGCAGAAATGCATGAAGGAGGGTCAATCCTTGGAGGAACAGGAGGATCTGAATCTACAGATCCACTTGCACTAAACATAGAGAGCTTGCCTGAAGACATCAGGCATGAACCAGTTTTGAAGAACTTCAAATCTTGGGATGCACTCGCAAAGAGTTACATTCATGCAAACAAGAAGTTGGGAGTTCCTTCAGAGCAGTTGCTGCAACTTCCACAAGGAGAGAATGCAGATTGGAATGGAGTATTTTCCGCACTAGGAAGACCAGAATCTCCAGAGGGCTACGAGTTGAACGGCACAGGAGACTTGGCAGATGGTTTTCGACAACAAGCACATCAGTTGGGACTTAACCAGAAGCAGGCATCTGAACTTCTAAACTGGTACAGTGACACCCAAGCAAGTGTGGACGAGAAGGATAATGAGGATTTCGCATCAGAGCAAGTTCAGTGGGTCGCCGCACTTCAGAAGGAGTGGGGAGATTCCTATGTCAAAAACAAACAGTTGGCAGAAAGAGCATTTCATCAGTTTGCAGATGAAGACGCACTTGATGTCATGAACAAGACAGGGTTGGGAACTCACCCTGCGCTTGTAAGGATGTTTGCCCAGATTGGACAGATCCTCACAGAGGATGGTTCATTGACAGGCAATCAAGAAGGTCGAATTGGAGGAATCTCTTCAGGATCTGCAAAGACAAGAATTGATGAACTTCTAAACGACAAGGATTTCACAGAGAGGTACTACAACCAGTACCACCCACGGCATTCGGATGCCGTGACTCAAATGCAACGACTATACGAGGCAGCAGGTTAGTCAGATAACCGTAATGGCCTGACCTGAGATCTCTGAGTCGGACCTACCTCTGGTAGATAATCCGTCATTCGTGAGTCGAAGCGAGTAATCGTTTCACCAAAACAAGGACGGATTATGTCTACTCAAGTAACAACTGCATTTGTCAAGCAGTACATGGCAAATGTGGACTTTTTAGTCCAACAGAAAGGAAGCAGACTGCGTAATGCAGTCACGCTCAAAACAGGAGTTCGTGGAGAAGAGGTCTTCATGGACCGGGTTGGATCAACTGCACCACAGAAGGTGACTTCTCGACATGCAGACACTCCACTCATCTCGACTCCTCATGACCGCAGGCGAATCACTCCAGTGAGTTACAACTGGGGAGATCTGATTGACAATGTTGATCGTGTGAAGATGATCATTGACCCCACCAGTCCATATGCCCAGAATGCAGCATATGCAATGGGAAGGGCAATTGATGATGAGCTTCTGGATGCAATCAGTGGAAACGCCTTTGGCGACTCCTCTGGAACCTCCGGATCTGATGCATCCACGGCAATCGCACTTCCTTCAGGACAGAAGGTTGCAGTTGATTTCCACACCTATGACACAGGGTCAGGAGACAAGGGACTCACCCTTGGAAAACTGCTGAAAGCACGAGAAATTTTGGGTGCAGGAGAAGCAGACGATTATGGTCTGGATGGATCTCCAAACCTCTTTTGTGCAATCAATGCAAAGCAGATTTCAAATATGCTTGCAGATTTCTCAATGGGAGGTGCATCCGGAGTACAGGGAATTAGTGCTGCATCAGCAGACTACAACTCTGTGCGTAGCCTGGTCGCAGGAGAAATTGATACTTTCATGGGATTCAAGTTCATCCGGACCGAACTCCTCAACACCGATTCCAGCAGTGATCAACTGGTTGTTTGTTGGCATCGTAGCGGAGTTGGATTGGCGATCTTTGATGATATACGAGCAAGGATCTCTGAACGTCCAGACAAGCGTTATTCCACGCAGGTCTATTATGAGATGACGATTGGCGCAGCACGTCTTGAGGAAGAGCGTGTTGTTGAAATCGCATGTGATCCCACTTAACCCTGAGCCAGGAGATTAGAAATGGCAGCAGTATATGGTGTAAATTACACCAAAAATTACCCAATCGAGTCTGGCTCCACGTCTGCACAGTCACAAGTGCCTGTGTCAGAAGTTGGTGGTCGCATGAGGGTCGCATACGACACTTATGAGGCATCCAGCCTTGCATCAGGGTCCACCATCTCCATGTTCAAGCTTCCAAATGGAGCAAGAATCTGGCAGATGATCTTGATCACAGATGATCTGAGTTCGTCAGGAACCCTTCAGGTTGGAGATTCCAGTGATCCCAATCGGTTCATCACAGAGTCAATCTGTGGAGATGCCAACAAAGTCCACTACATGCACCCGAAGGCACATGCATCAGATAGCAATCTGACTCTTTTGGGAGGAGTAAGTGGAACAGGTATTGACGCATTTGGTTATGCACTCACTGCAGAAACCACTGTGATCCTCACCACGGCAACCGCAGCCCTCACTGGAACCATCAATCTTGCGTGTTTCTACACGATTGATTGAAGAGTTCTGATAATTAACGGGCCGATGAGAATCGGCCCCTTTCCTTGCATGGAGAAGTATGTCCAAAATAACCCTATATGATGACAAGAATGTATCTGAAGAGTTGGATTCAAACTCTGATGAATACAAACAGAGGGTTTCCCAGGGGTGGACCACCTGGAAGAAACCTAGTGTCAAGAAATCCAAACAATCATACAAGGTATGACTAATGGCTTCCGTGGTAAGCATCTGCAACATTGCACTCTCAAACCTTGGAGATGAGAAAATCGCCTCTCTCTCTGAGAACAATGACAGGGCACGTTCATGTGATTTGAGGTATGAGGATGTCAGAGATGCAGTTTTGAGATCATACCCGTGGAATTGTGCAACCACTCGTGTTGAGCTTGCACGGTCAACAACTGATCCTGTCTGGGGATTCACCTACAGTTTTGCACTTCCCTCTGATTGCCTGAGAGTTCTTGATGTCTATGATTACACTGTTCCCTTTGCAATTGAAGGGAGGTTCCTGCTCACAGAGAACTCATCCGCAAAACTGAAGTATATTGCAAGAATCACTGATCCAAACGATTATGACATTCTTCTTCAACAGGCAATTGGAATCCGGCTTGCGTCTGAGATTGCAGAGGCACTCACAGGAAGAACAGAACTCAAGCAGGAGATGTACCAGAAATATCTGCTGGTTCTCTCTGAAGCACGGGGTGTGGATTCCCAAGAGACTGGGATGCCAATGGTGATTGAGGCAAATGATTTCATCAATGCACGTTTTGACACCTCCTACCTCTTGAACACCAGCACCACCATCTGATGGCACGGGTTCAGGCACTTCAGGGAAGTTTTGTAACAGGAGAGATTTCTCCAAAGTTACAGGGGAATGTCCTCTTGGAATCATACAAGAGTTCACTAGGAACCTGTTTGAATTATGTTGTTGTTCCACAGGGTGCAGTGATGAGGAGACCTGGAACGAGGTATGTCACTCCAACAAAGAATGATGGAGAGGTACGTCTGATCCCCTTCAATTTTGGACAAGGACAATCCTATGTGATTGAGGCAGGCGCAGCATACTTCAGGTTCTTCACTGCAGATGGAGTCTTGATGGAAGGAGCATTAAGTTCCACTCCACTGGAAATCACAACAGACTCTGATGGAGATGCAGTTCCATATGGAGTTGCAGATCTTGACGGGCTTTATGTCACCCAGAGTGCAGATACCCTCTTTATTGTCCATCCGAGTTATCAACCCTTCACTCTCAAACGCACAGGCACCTACACTTGGGTGTTTGCAAAGTTGGATCTCAAGCATGGTCCCTTTGATCCTGTCAATGTCTCAGACACAGTTCTTCATGTTGATATGACCACAGGGTCATTTGACAAGGAGAGGATGACAGATATCATCCAAACCTCTGATTACATTGATATTACAAATGAGAGATTCAGTGTCACAAAACATCCCTTTGTCAATGGACAGAAGATCTACTTTGTATCCTCTGGAACCATTCCCTCCGGGTTGACTGCAGGGCCAGGAACCCAGTATTACATCATCAACTCAACAGAGAACACCTTTCAGGTTTCAACTGCCTACAGTGGGACTCCTGTCAACATCACCAATGTCCAAACAGGAACCCTCACAATCTGGAAGGAGTTTATTCCAAAGGATACAACAATCACCCTGACAAGTTATAATCTTCTTAGTAATATCAACTTCACTGCGTCTGATAACAAGTTCAACAAAACCGAGCATGGATTTGCAAATGGGACAAAGATGCGCTTTGTCAGATCTGTTCCTGTAAGTGAATTTACAATAGAGACTATCTACTATGTGGTTGGAACAGATACCAACGATTTTCAACTCTCTGCCTCAGCAGGAGGAACTGTAATCACAGGAGCAACCAACTTCCAGGCAACAACTCTTCATGCAAATGGAATTCTTGGAATCAACTCTGACACAGGATTTCAAACCACTGATGTAAACAGGTACATTCGATTAAACAATGAGATCTATCCCCACATTCGTTGGGGATATGCACAGATTAAAACAAGATCCTCCACCTCTGTTGTCACTGCAACAGTTAAGGAATCCCTTGCAAACGAATTTACAACAAAGGAGTGGGCACTAGGTGCATTCAGTGGGACATCAGGGTATCCAAGAACAACCCAGATTTACCAACAGAGGCTTGTTTTTGCAGGAACCACCAGTGAACCCCAGAATATCTACTTCTCAAAAACAGGAGATTTCAACAACTTTGCAACCACAGAGGCATTTGGAAAGGATAGTGGAAGTGTGGATTCCACAGGCGCAAAGATAATCACAGAGCAGATTTTTGATGACAATGCAATTACCCTTCAAATCTCCTCTGATACTGTTGATCTCATTGAGTGGTTAAATGAGGATGCACGTCTCTCTCTTGGAACCTCTGGAGGAATCTTTCAAGTGTATGGATCAGATACAGACTCTACCCTCACTCCATTCAACTTTACAATCAAGAAAATCACAGACTGGCCCTCTGAGGACACTGCACTTCCACAGAAGATTGGAAACAATGTTTTGTATGTCCAGCAGAATGGACGAAAGGTCCGGGAGTTGATCTTTGATAATGAACAAGAGCGATACAGTGCAGATGACATCTCCATCCGCTCAGAAAACCTCTCCCAGCAGGGAATTGTGGAGATGACATACCAAGATCAACCACATGCAATTTTGTGGTGCAGGAAGGCAGATGGGAAACTTGCTGCCTGTACCTATGTTAGATACCAACAAGTGATTGGGTGGCATCGTCATGAGATTGCAGGAACCCACACAGAGGCAACTCTGAACTATGGAACACATGCAAAAGTTGAAAGGATGGTTTCAATTCCAAGGATCAACTATGACCAGATGTGGTTTGTTGTAAAAAGATCCATCAACCTTGGAATTGTGACTGTTCCAGATCATACAAATGATAAACTTGCACTCAGTGGTCATGGAATGGTGAACACAACACGAGTCCGGTTTTCTACTACAGATACCCTTCCTGATCCTCTCAGTGTGGACACAGACTATTATGTTGTTAGCACCGCAACAAATGACTTCAAGGTTTCAACTACATCAGGAGGAGGTGCAGTCAACATCACAGACACAGGAACAGGAACCCACACTGTAAGGATGATGGACCGTAGGTATGTGGAGTACCTTGATAAATTCTATGATTCCTCTGAGACTGATGCAAATGCAGCACATTTTCTTGATTGTGGAGCAATTTACTCTGGAGGATCAACAACCTCAATTACAGGATTGGGATATTTGGAAGGAGAAACAGTTTCACTTCTTGGAGATGCCGCCGCACAACCTGATAAAACTGTGTCCTCTGGAGCAATAACTGCACAACTTGCAGTCACACGAGCACATGTTGGACTCTCATACAACAGTGATCTCCAAACTCTTCCACTTGCACTTGGAACTGCAGATAACACATCCGTTGGAAACCAGAAGAGAATCCACAGGATTGTTGTAAGATTTCATGAATCAATGTCTCTCAGTTATGGAATGTCAAGTGATGATTTAACAGTTGCAACATTCAGAAGAGGAGGAGATCCAATTTCATCTGCACTTCCACTTTTTAGTGGAGACAAGGAACTCGTGTTTCCATCAAACTATGATACATTAGGACAAGCATATTTGAGGTGTTCCCAACCATTTCCAAGTACCATCACCTTGCTTGCACTTGATTATGAAACCAACGACTAGGAGATTAAAATGGCATGGTGGGTAGTCCCTCTAATACAGGCAACAGGTCTTTTGTTATCATGGCAGGCACAACAGCAGCAATCCCGGCAACAGCAGTCTCAGTATAATGCACAGGCAGCAGAGTATAGAAGGTATGCAAATGAACAATACAAGATCACCCAGAAGAAGATGGGGTTTATTCGTCTACAATCCTTGAGAAAGGAAGATGAACTAAGAGTGTTAGGACAATTGAGAGGACATGAAATCAAAATACAGGGAAGACGTGCAACCTCAGCAATTAGTGCAGAAACAGGATCATCTGGTGCAGTTGTTGGATATGGAACTCCAGGGCAGATTGAGTTTGAACAGGTTTTGACTGCAAACCGTGCATCCGCAAACATGGTAAACAGTGCAAACTTGAAAGCACATAATCTTCAAGTGAGTACCAGCAGACAATTGGAGATCATGCAGGATTCTGCAGAGCTTGCAAAAACATCAATGGTTGCAAAGGCAGAATGGGCAACTGCTGCTGCTGCCGCAAAAGAGGCATCACGTTTGATTGAAGGCGCAGGAACCCTCTTGACAGGAACAGGAACAATGGTTCAAACCCAGTATAAGATGCCTGTGGATCAACGAATTCCTTGGTTTAGACCCTGATGGCACGTCTAAGATTCCAGAAGTTTGAGAAGGAACTGAGTCCTGTTGAGCAGGGAGTTGGAATCCCGTCTTATCCTGCTGCACCTCCTCCCCAGCAAATGGTAGGAGATGAGGTTCTCAGTGAAAGCCGCGCCTATGAACGTCTAGGACAATCAATCCTTGATTTTGGATCAACTCTTGGAAAAGTGATCACAAATGAACAGGGACGTATCCGCAAAGAAGTGTGGGAACAGGGGATGCCACTTGCACTTGCAGAGTTGGATCGAGAACTGGAGCAAAGGATTATTGATGATTATCAGCAAGGTTTAAGTCCGGCGGAATCAAAAAAGCAGTGGAAGCTGCATGTGAAAACCCTCATAGATAATATTAAGAGTACCAAATCTTGGAAGAGCATCACGCATGAGGGAGACAGGAATAAGCTGGAGACCATACTTCGTGACAGGGCACACAGTATGGAGATCAGGGCACTCCAGCAATCGTATGCCCTTCAGAATGAACTCCAATCCTCAATGGTTCAAAATCAGATCACTGGGGCACTGAATGACCAGTTACTGGAGATTCAAGATCCTTCCTTCAACAAAAATTCTGAAGGAGAGGGCTTGGGGCATACCATCCCTCAAGATATCTTTCTCAAAAGTCATGTTATTGGCCGTGCAAATGCTGAGATTGAACAAATACTGGAAGCTAACAACATTAGTGGGAGGCAGGCGCAAAGACTAAAACTCTGGGCTGCATCTGCAGTCAATGATTTACAATACAAGGCACTTTCACACCACATTAAGATCAAGACTGGAATTGCTGCAGCAAACTGGCAAGAAAAGTACAATAACTTGGTGAAGACTGCTGCATTGGGAGGGTCCAGTGTCAGAAGACGTTTGGTTGATGGTAAAGTCTCTGAAGATTCACGATTAGACCCAGTGGAGGAGCATCTTCAAGGGGGTCTTGCTGCAGAGTTGATTGGTCCAAAGGATGCCCTACGTCTCAGGGAAGATGCAAAAGTAACCTTTGATCTCAATGATGTCAACAATGATATCAGGGATAACCCTTTGGATACCTATTGGATGCTCCGTACTGATGAACCAACAAAGGAGGAGAAGGAAGAGATTATTGCTGATTCTGGCAAGGAAGAATGGAACCGTCTGAACGAGTTGAGAGGTGGGTATTACCCCTCACTCATGGGAGCAGCACGGGAATCCAAGATTAAAAACGCACTGTCTGAGATTGAAAGTCAACAATCAGCAGATATGGAAATGGCAAATCAAATGCTGAAACGTGCAGGAGAAGTTCTTATTGATCCTGAGTCATCTCCTGAGAGTATTGCAGCAGTTAAAAATACTGAGTTTCTTGATCAGTTTAAGCATTACAAACATTTTCAACGTAAACCGTGGAAACTTAAACAGTGGAAGCTGGCTCTTGAGTATGCAGAAACAGTTGGATTGGGAATCAAGGATATTGACAAGAAATCCTATAAGGAGTTTCAAGAACTCAAAGATAGTCTACATCCTAAGAATCAGAAGTTTAAGGATGCTGAAGGAAAGGATATCCCTGATCAAGAAAACTTCCGGTATTCCCAGATGATAGGAATTTATTCTGGAGTTTTAGGGGAACTCCAGAAATGGATTGATCTCCGAGTAAAAGACCCGGCATCCATTGGACATCAGCAAGCAGTGAAAGATGAGATTGATCCAGAATCTCCAGAGGGTATTAAGAGGATTATAAGAGATCAGATGAACTGGAAAGGAATACCTGATGATCAATATCCAAGTCCAAGTGAACTTTCAAGACAAGTGCTTGCAGGAACAACTGCAGTGTGGTCTTTAAGCATGAGAGAAAGGAGAGGGAAGGAATGGAATGCGCTTACCATTTCCGGTACAGGTGTGAAGAAGAAAGAATTTCTGGATACCTTAATTAAAAAATCTGGAGAAAATGCATCTTCTGTCATGAATGAGTTTATCAAAGCAGATGGATTCACATGGGGAGATTATATCTACACAGAGATAAGTAACCCTGTGCTTTTGGATGAGTTTAATGATTCCCAGAAGCATTTGGCAAAAAACCGTGAAGAAGTTGGAATAATTTTTGATGTAAAGAAAGAACCTGCAGCATCCTCTTTCAAGACACTGAGAGAAAAGGTTTCAAGAGATGAGACTGTAAGGGCATTTCTGGATTCTTTTGGCACCGGAACTGCAGAATCGTCTAGTGTTTTGGATATGCTTACAGATTATGTTATTTACAAGAAAACCAAAAATAGAGGTTTCACTCTGGATGAGGTCATAGAACTTGCAGAGACTCACTTGATTTCCAACCAGTATGTAGTAATTCAAGGAGGATCTGGAGAGAGAACAACAGTCCGCATTGCATTGAATAATTTACCACAGAGGAATGGTGAACCAGTAAACCCGGATGTTCTTAATGATGTATTAATAGAATACACAGAACGTCTGGTGGAACATGTAAGTGCAGAAGCGAGAGAGACAGGATGGGATATTGCAGACATTGGAGGATCAGATCTCTGGCAGTGGAGGATAAACCCAGATGAATCAGGACTCACTCTTTTTTTCTGGAATGAGGATGCAGGTATGTTTCAAGAGGCACTTTACAATGAAAATAAATTTCCTCTCACATGGAGTGATTTGCAGGGAGTATATGACATAGTAAAGAATAATGAAACTTCTGTTTTGTTTAGAAAAAGACCTTGGAACATACCGCAAGGACTTGCAGAACCAAGACCTTTAACAAGAATAGGCTGGCCTCAAGTGGAGAAACCCTCACCTTCTGTTTTCATTAGAAAAAGGCACCCACAGGAAGAAACACCTGTAGAACCAGAAGTGGTTGAACCATCACCAAGACCAGAAGTGGTTGAACCTCCACCAAGTCCAGAAGAGGAGGAACCCTCTGGGTGGAGGGAACTTCTTATTCGTCAGAGGAAATAGGACTAATGCCTTTTTACACACAAGAGAGAATCCCGACTCCTGGAGGAATGGAGTATTTTGGAAGGCAGTATGACCCCTCTCTCTCTGTCATCTTCAGTGAATCCTTCATGGAAGGATTCAGGGATATCACTCCAATGCTTGCACTTTCTTACACACAACTCCAGTACGCAGGAGGAGCAGTCTATTCAACAGAGGATCAATGGGAGTCCTCAGAGTTTTTCAGAGAAGGACTTGAGTATGATCAGGATATGACAGAAGGACAGGCACGTTTACTTGCAGAGAGGCATGATCAAAACCGGAGATATGCAGACTTGATGTCAAGAACCTCTTTTGGAGGCGCGGCTCTTGGCATTGGAGGATATCTGGTTGGTTCAATTCCTGATCCCATCAACTTTATTCCATGGTTGGGAATGGTGAAGAAGGGAAAGCAGGTTCAGGCTTTAATAAATGCAACCACCCGTGGAAAACGTGCCCTTAGAGGAGTCATTGAAGGAGCAGGAGGGGCAATTGCATTCCAGCCACTCTATGCAATGGAGAAAAGTTCTTACCAAGAAGAGTATGATTACTCAATGGCATTTGCTGATATTGCAATTTCTGCAGGAATTGGTGGTGCATTTGGAGGATTGTTTGGAAAGATACATCCCAAAGACCCTGATTTTTCAACCAAAAAACTTGAGGATGCAAAAAACATCTCCTCTGTCCCACTTAGGGATAGAGTAGATGCGGTGAAAGTTTCCCAAGCACAAAGAGCCGCAGGAGAGACACCGGATGCCGCACACATTCTCAATAGGTCAAAGCCAGAACCTGTAACTCTAGATCCAGCAGACACGGCACAAACACACGCCGCTAAACTCGCAGGGGCACCTTCTGGAGTAATAAAGGGATCATTTGTGGAGTCTCAACTTCTGAATCCGGATGGATCTCTTATGAGGGTCTACCACGGAATGGTGCAGGCAAAAGGGACAGATCCGTTTGAAGCAATAGTTGCAGGCAAGGATTCAAATGGAATGATTGCATTTACAACTGATCCTTCTGAAGTTGTGTGGTATCCAAGAAGGGGAATTCCACCAGAAAGACTGGCGGCATACGAAGCACTTGTTGATGAGTTTCCAGATTTCTTTGAAATATCTGATCGCGGAAAACCGTATGCGGTCTTCGACTTTATGCCAGAACGTCTTCAGGATGCAGATGTTGAAGCGAGAATCAAGGGATTAGAGGAAGCAGGAACTCCTCTCAGGAATAAGGACGGTGAACCCATCAAAACGGTTTCTGAGGGGAACACTCTTGAAAACATGACAAGGGAATTGGACGAGGGATTTCCTGAAATAGTGGGAGGAGAAATCAATCCTCGCTTTCTCAATGTGAAGAATCTCCATCCACCAATGCCTCCCAAGGAGATAAAGGAGTTGGGTGCAGAGTGGTTCAAGAAGGAGGGGTTTGATGCAGTCTGGTCCACAGAAGAAGGAGGAAACAAAGTCATCTTCACAGTGGACCCTGCTCAATCCAAATCCATCTATGAACCTGAGTTCACAAAATTAAATGAAGCTGTTGCCACTGAGGAGATAACTCCTGTGTCAAATGATCAACTCAAGTCAAGGAAAGAGCAGAAGTTGGAGTTGGAACATGCAGATCAGAATCTTGCTGCAATGGGAGATGACATCTCAGATGAGGGTGTAAGGATAATCGTGGACGTGGAGGATTCTAGTGAGAGAATAACTGCACAGTCAGAAGGATATCTGGCTGCAGGGAACTGTTTGGTGAGAGCGTGATGGCAAAAGACCCTTGTTTTGATCTTATCAAACAGGCACGTTTTAGAATGTCTGATGAAGAAGCTCGTGATCTCATCAAGAAACTTAGAGAAGAGAAGCAGCATCTTATAAAGTTAAGTCCTGGAGACTGGCAGGTTAAGTTCAAGAAGAAGATAGTTGACGATAGTGAACGTGTAAAGTGGGTTGCCCAGCAAAGGGAAATTCAGGTGAAGCGTCAGATCTTCAAAGATCCTGAAAACCTGAAGAGGATTAGAAGGGATGCCAAGACAAAGGAGAACTTTTCTGCCTTCTTGGTTGGCAGCACCAAAAAGAAGGAGGGGTTTCTTGATTCTGTGTGGAGCCTTGGACATGCAATGGGATCTCTTCGTCTGGGAAGGATTTTCTCTGTTCTTCCAGGAGGAAACTCTGCATTAAGTAGACCTTCTGTCTTTGGATATTTCCCCTTTGGACGTGGGTTGTTTGACCAGCAGGAGTTTCAGGCTGCAGTGGTTCAAGAATTGTTTCCATTCACAGGAAAGCAGAAGGGAAATAATGACCTTGCATTCAAGATGGCAGACGCAATCAACAAGGAACAACGTGAGTTGGTGAACCTTGCAAACTCTGAGGGTGCAGCAATTGGATGGCTTGATGATTTTGTGACGACACAATATCATGATCTGAGAAAAATTGAGAAGGCAGGATTTGAAAAGTGGAAATCTGATATCTCAGGTTTTCTGGATGAGGATCGGACCTTCTTTTCAAGAGACATGCAGGATCGTGAGAATTTCCTGCAACAGGTGTATGATAATATTATCCAGAACAAGAGGGCACTTGCAGATGCTGCACCTGATGAGGTTGGAATGGGAAAGATGTCGCTTGCAAACATGATGTCCCAGTCTCGGCAGTTGCACTTCAGGAATGCAGATTCATGGTTGAAGTACAACTCTCTCTATGGACATGAGAATCCAATCCAAGGGATTATTCGTGGAATTGAAAGAATGAGTGCAAACGTGGTTCTCATTCAGAAGTTTGGTGCAAACCCAGATTTTACATTCAACAAGTATTTGAAATCATTTCCTGAATTGACACCAAAAGAGACTGCAAGGATCAAATCTGAGTATGCTCAGGTTTCTGGAAAAGCACATCAAGTGGGGAACCCCACGCTCCACAAGTGGGAGCAGAGTCTTGCTGCAATCCAGAATATGTCAAAACTTGGAAAGGCAACAGTCTCTGCATTCACAGATCCAATGTACTCTGCGTTTGGGGCGCACTACCGGGGAAAGAACTACTTCAGTGCGTATTATGAGACTTACAAGACAGGTTTGCTTCAGTCTCCATTCTGGAAAACTGCATCCTCAAAAGAGAAAAGAGAGTTTGCACGAAAATTAGGTATTGCACTTGATGGAGTCATTGGTAGTGCTGCTATGAGGTTTGATTCAAATGGTGGAGGTCCAGGCACCATGCAGAGGATGGTTGATAACTACTTCAAGTTGACAGGACTCAATGGATGGACAAACTGGTGGGCAGAAGGTGCAGCAATCCTGCTGGCAGATGATCTTGCAGATGCAACCAGAAAATCGTTCTCAGAACTTACTCCAAGGTTTCAAGTGTTTCTTGGAAACTATGGAATCACAGAGATAGAGTGGAAGGCACTGTCAAAATTTGAACCTGATGTGGTTGGAGATGCAAAGCTCTTTACTCCTGAACTCATCTACAGGGATTTGGAGGAAAAGATTGCTGCGATTCCAAATCCTACAAAGGAGGATCTCAATGCATTCAAACAACAGAGGAATTTAGGAGATAAACTACAGAACCTCTTTGTTACAGAGAATGAGAATCAAGTGATACGTCCAGGAGGACGTGAAAGGGCATTCATGTCAAGAGTACCCTTTGGAGGAGACGAGGAGTTTGCAAGACCTGGGACTCCCTCTGGAATGGCAGCAAAGCTATTCTGGCAGTTCAGGAGTTTTGGACTTTCAATGATGTTTAAGAATTATCCTAGAGTTTGGGAGATGGGGATGCCTGCGGCGATGCATCTCATTCCAATGGTTGGACTTGGGTACGCAGCAAAATCTGCAAAGGATCTCTTGAAGGGAAAAGAACCTGTGGACCCCTTTGTAGATCTAGAGGCATTCTCAAAAACGGTTATTGCATCTGTGCTGCAGTCAGGATTTGGAGGAATTGTTGGAGATCTTGTTTTTAACGACTACAGGAAATATGGACACTCATTTTGGGATGTTTCGCTTGGTCCTACTGCATCAACCATGCAGGATTTTGCCATGTTGTACAGTGCCTTTGTGCGAGGTGACGATTTTGCGGCAAGAACATGGAATGCACTGAAGCGTAATGCTCCATATGGAAACTTCTGGTTAACCAGCACCCTGATGGATTACTTCATTAATTTCCAGATTCAAGAATTTCTAAACCCAGGATACCTCAGACGAATGGAACGCAGGGCGAGAAAGAAGAACAATCAGGAGTTCTTGTGGTCTCCTGCACAATTTGTAAACAGATAAGGATATACCATGACCGTTTCAGTCAACAGATCAAGAGTTCAGTACAGTGGTGATGGCAGCGTAGTTGCCTTTGCTGTGACCTTCTCTGCAATCACACAAGCAGAGATTGTCGTAACGGTTACAACCTCTGGTGTTGATAGTGTCAAAACTCTTGCAACTCATTATTCCTTGACTGCTGCACCCTTTTCAACAGGGACTGTGACGTTCCTGACCTCTCCTACGGATTATACTCCTGCATCTGGAACAACAATCACAATCTCAAGAAGTCTGGATCTTCTTCAACAAACTGATTACCAGGCAAACGATGCACTTGATGCGGAAACTCTGGAGGAGGGCTTCGACAAGGCGATGATGGCTGCACAGCAGTTGGATGACGGGAAGGACCGGACTCTGAAATATGCGGACACCTTGACTGATGACTTTGCAGGAGATGCAGATTTCACCACAATCTCCCAGAGTGCCTCTGAC